TCTAGACTAGCAGTAGGCAACAACGGCGAAACTCTCGTAGCAGATTCTTCCGCTGCAACAGGCTTGCGTTATAGCGCAACACCAAGTGAAAGCAACCCAATTATTAACGCCTCTTTCCAAACTTGGCAGCGTTCAACAAGCGTGGCTGTGACTGCATCACAAAATAATTCATACACGGCAGATCGTTGGTCTTTAACAACTCCAGCCAACAACGCCTGCGTAGTATCTCGACAAGCAACAGGTGACACAACTAATCTGCCATTTATTCAATATTGTGCAAGAGTGCAAAGAAACTCAGGTCAAACAGGCACAACACAGATTTCATTTGACCAATCAATAGAGTCAGTAAATTCAATTCCTTTTATTGGTAAGACGGTTACAATAAGTTTTTACGCTAGAAAAGGAGCTGATTACTCAGTAAGTGCATCAGCGTTAGTTGTGCAATTACTAGGTGGTACAGGCACAGATCAAAATGTAGGTACGGCGACAGGTTTAGCGGTAATTGGTAGCACCACCGCAACATTGACAGCAACTTGGCAGCGATTTACAGCAACCGCAACCATAGCCTCAACTTATACACAATTATTTATTCGCAATGCTTTTGTGCCAACTGGCACAGCTGGTACTAATGATTTTTTTGAACTTACAGGTGTGCAGATTGACATTGGATCGGTGGCATTGCCGTTTCGTACCGCTGGCACTACTTATCAGCAGGAATTAGCGGCTTGTGAGAGGTACTATCAAAGAATCATTCCTGCAACAGTTGGTGCTTCTTTTTCTGGTTTTGCTTCTACAACTTCACAAGCACTTTTTAGTGTTCCTTTTGCTCAAACAATGCGAACAGCACCAACAGCGTTAGAACAAACNGGAACTGNGACCGATTATGCAATTAGAAGCACGGCAGGAAATACAAACTGCAATAGTNCCCCAACTTTTATCTCTGCTTCAACTGCTTATATNNTAATTGATGGTCAAGTGGCAGCAACCTTAACCGCTGGTCAAGGTGTTTTATTCAGATTTAATAATGCTGGAGTGAGTTATCTTGGATGGAGTGCAGAGCTATGAAATATGAACTATTAAAAGAAGAAGATGGCGTTAAGATTTATGCTCGCATAGATGATGACGGCTTATGTCGTGTTACCTGTACCGAGGAAAATCCTGACTATCAAGAATGGCTTAATCCGAGTGAAGCTAAGATTATCTAAGGCTGCTCAACAACTTTTGGAACAGGTCGATGACTCATTCCCAGATCGTGACCGCACATCGGATGGTTGGATCGGCGATACCAGACACTCTGCTCGCAAGTCTGATCATAATCCAGATGAGCAAGGTTGGGTTCGTGCCATCGACATCGATCGTGACTTATTTAAGGGATCAAAGCCCGACATCATGGGCGATCTTGCAGATCAGCTTCGTGCCATATCAAAGGCAAAAACAGACAACCGTATTGCTTACATCATATTTGATGGATCAATCTGCTCCAAGATCCTTAATTGGAAGTGGCGCAAATACACAGGGGCGAACAAACACACTAAGCACATGCATGTTAGCTTTAAGAAAGAAGCTGACAATGATGGGGCTTTTTTTCAAGTATCTATGTTAGGCGGAGAATAATGAATGAACTAAAGACAGCAGCAGGCTCATGGGGCAGAGCGTTTCTAGTGGCAGTTATCTCAATGGCGGCAGCTGGGGTCACAGATCCTAAAGCACTTATTGCAGCAGGTATTGCTTCAATCCTTCCACCTGTACTGCGCTACCTCAATGTCAATGATCCAGCACTAGGCATGAAGAAGTGACACAATCCGATTTCTTTACGCTCTACCTTGCCACGATTGTTGCACTAGGTGGCTTGTCTGGCTATGTCATNACGCACCTGTTGTCTGAAATAAAAAGANTAAACTCGCGTGTTGATGAGATCTATAACATCTTGCTTGACAGGTAACATTGTGCTATGGCAAGAAAAGCAACTAAGGCATTAGAGGAGCAAGGNTACTCAAAGCTTGATGCATACTGCATNGGGCTTTATGAGTATTTTAGCNTCATTAAAGCGAGCAGGCTTTGCAGAAGATATTGCCATGTTTATGATNACTGAGCCACAGGCTTACCCTCACTGGATTTTGCCAGATGGCATACCTCCAGAGAAGCTTGGCGATTATTACGATGAGGAAGATGATTAAAAAACGCTATCTGGTTATCTCGGATTTACAGATCCCCTATCAACATGAGCAAGCTGTTAAGAATCTAATTAAGTTAGTAAAGCGTGAGAAGTTTGACCTTGTCTTAAACACAGGTGATGAGCTTGACATGCAATCACAAAGTCGGTGGGCGCAGGGCACTAAGTTAGAGTGGGAGGGCACATTAGATGCTGACAGAAATCTTGCGCAGAATATNNTCTATGACCTCGGCACAACAGATGTCACTAGAAGCAATCACACAGACAGGCTTTACAACACGCTACTACGAGCACCTAGCCTCATTGGACTGCCAGAACTTGAATACCTTAAGTTTATGGACTTTGCAGGACTTGGCATCCGCTTCCACAAAAAGCCCTTTGAGTTTCACAAAGGCTGGGTCTTAGTCCATGGTGATGAAGGATCGATGAACTCTAATGCTGGACTCACTGCACTTGGTTTGGCTAAGAAGTTTGGCAAGTCTGTAGTCTGTGGACACACGCACAGAGCAGGCATCAGTGCCTTTACAGAGGGCATAGGAGCCTCGTACAGGACTTTATGGGGCTTAGAGGCAGGAAATGTCATGGACAAGAAGAAAGCCTCTTATTTGAAGGCTGGCAGTGCTAACTGGCAAATGAGCGTGGCAGTGATTGAAACTCATGGCGATAGAGTAAGTCCGATGCTAGTGCCTATTAACAAGGATGGATCTTTTACCCTGTACGGCAGACTTTACGCCTAAATGTACCCTAAAGAAACTAAAGGTAACATTAGATTGTTATCGTTTCGTTATAGTTAAATAACTATAAATGTCCCACACCTATGCGACACTAATATCGTAAGCCAGTCAAGGGCACTGGATGCAGATAGGTACACAATGATTAACTCACTTACAATTATAGGAATGTTTGGTTTAGCCATCGCTTCTAGTTTTATCTGGTATTGGCAAGGCTACAAAGACGGCAGGCGCGAAGGTTATAGGCGCGGTCGCGATCTTACTCGTCAAGGATTTTGGCAAGAATGAAAGCCAATGAAATCTTGCTCACAGCTACAGACACGATTAGAGATCGTGGTCTGTCTTACGGTCATCCAGCCGATAACCTGCAACACACAGCCATGATGTTAAGTGCTTACTTGCAGACACCAATACACGATTATCAGGTGGCAGGCATTATGGTGCTGGTTAAACTGGCTAGGACTAATCAATCAGCCCAGCAGATAGACTCGTGGATTGATCTATGCAGCTATGGCGCATTAGGCGGACAACTCGCCACAGAGGAGAATGATCTCTATGTTTAATTTAGCCGATTACGAGACAGTCGAGGTGAGACTTGAAAAGTTTATTAAGGATTATCCAGATTCGCGCATTGCTACTGAGTTGGAAGTGTGCGACAGGGATCGATACATTGTTAAAGCGTATATTTACAAAGTTGCTGCCGATACTGTTGCATGGACAACAGGGTACGCGGAGGAGAAGGTTACTGATCGAGGCGTTAATAGCACTTCAGCACTGGAGAATTGCGAGACTTCGGCGATCGGCAGAGCTCTTGCTAATGCAGGTTATGCTGCTAAAGGGAAACGACCTAGCCGCGAAGAAATGACTAAGGTAGTAACGCCACGAGTTATTAAGCCAGTGGTACAAGATCTGGTACAAACAATCAAAGCAGCTGACAAAGAACCAGCGGAGCAGGATTACTGGACAACCCCAGTCAATCAATATATCAAAGTAGTTGATGCACCAGTTACCCTGGAGAAAGCATTAGATCTTGTTCAGGACATAATAGGTACAGGTGAGGCAGATGAAGCACCACAATGCAAGCATGGACACATGAAATGGCGTGAAGGTGAGAAAAATGGCAGGGCATGGGGTGGCTATCAATGCACCATTATCAATCATCAAGGTGGCGAGCCTAAGTGTGAAGCTCATTGGTACAACATTGGATTAGATGGAAAATGGTATCCACAGAAAGCGAGAGTATGATGGGCTATGTAGAGGTCTATAACATTGACAAAGATGGCGAATGGCAGGATCTAAATGACATTCCATTTATCACTACAGTTAATTGTCAGCTATGCAACGAGCCCACAGAGGCACATGACATCATCGTTACAGCTCGTATTGTCGATGGTGAAGTAGTTGCAGGCACATGGCAGTGCAGGAAGTGCAACACGGTCAATGGGTAAGGAAGATGTGCTTACGATCGTCTTTCTCATAGCTATATCTTTGGCTCTATTAACAGGCTATGTTCTTGGAATGTATCGTGGCTAGTCAAGCAAGAAAGCACAGAGGTTTCCGCACAGAGCGCGTAGTAGCTGAGTACCTATCGACTTGGTGGCATGGCGCATGTGTGGGAAGGGGTAGTGGCAAGGATATTGTTAATGTACCGTTTGATGTTGAGGTCAAAGCCCGCGCTGGATTTCAACCGCTTGCGTACTTAAAGCAATTAAAGGCTCGGACATCCACTTCGGGGGAATTGGGATTCGGAGTCATACGGCTAAATGGGCAAGGAGAAGATGCAGCGGAATATGCCTGCGTTATCCGATTAGCTGATCTATTGCCACTACTCATATTAAAATACGGTCACCTAGACAAAGAACCTACAGATGCAGACATTGACCGTTGCTCTGCATGTGGGTCATACATGATAAGGAAGTGTTTTACTTGCCAGCCTACGATTACAGATGCGACAAATGCAATCTCAGTCAAGAAGTCACTCATGGATTCGACCATAGACCAATGATTCCTTGTGCTTACTGTAATCGAGCAATGACTAAGGTTATTGCAGCTACTCCAGCAGTGTTTAAGGGTAAGGGTTTCTATAAAACAGATAAGTAGTTATACACAGAAGTTATGCACAGGGGGTACAAAAGTGCAGACACGCCCAAGATTTATGCTGTTGCTTGACATGATGGGTACCATGACTAGGCAGAGCCCATCAAGGGCTCACCCC